TTCGATCGCCCGGATCTTATCGGGGAACTCTACAGGCTTCATGGTTGCGGTTTCACCGCTTTTTTCCCGTATGGCATTTGCGATATCCCCGAAAAGCGCGCCTAAAACATTCGCCATCAGTAATCACCCCCAAGAGCTTCTTCCATGTAGGCATCGATATAGCTGACAAGGGGCGTGACCGAAACAAACATTCCATTTTCTGTGATGCCGATCATGAGATAAAGTACCGTCCCGAGCGCGTTCGAAACGTACGTACACGCATATTGGCCCTCTGACCGCAGCGCTGTCGCAACGATCGTAACGTTTTCCACAACGCCCGTATACATGGGAACAACAAACTGAACCGGTCCTTTATCAAGGGCTTCGCAGATCTTTGTCATATCTGCATTGAGCCTGGAATACTCGCCGGTTGGCATCACGGGCGGAAGACCCATTTCGCTCAGGTTAAAGACCGGTATCGCGGAACTATCGTCCTTCTCCGCTGCCCATTCACCATTGCTGTTAACGCGTAAAAATTTCCCCGCGTCAGCGCCGGTAACTTCAGGCAGTACAAGGGTTTTGTCCAACGTTTTACCATCGGGCATCAGAACATCTTCCGCGTCGACTGCCGGAAAATTACCGGAAGGCTTGATTTTTGCGTCAATATTTAGTGGCATAGTATTTTCCTCCTTACTTCAGGACTTTCACTGTCCGGGTACCGGCCACCACTTCGTCATTCATCCAGACATTGTAGCTTTCCGTGTGCCCGGAGGAATTCTCGAAGGCGAAGGTCGCCACCTTTGCCCATGTGTAATCGAAACCGCCGACATTGAATGCCGTGGGCTCTCCGTAGCTGACGGGCGCGGCAAAGGTGAATTTCTGCCCCTCCCCCGCGGTCATCTGGAAGGTGCCCGTAATGCCGCTTTGCAGGCTTCTGCCAAGGCTTCGAATCGCGGCGCTGTCAATGGCGGCATCCGCATTCAACGCACCGTAGAATACGCCCCGGAGGAAGGATACCGTGGTACTTGCGCTGTCCGTCGCGTCCCGCTCGTCCGCAACCTTCAGGGTAAAGGTCTTCGTTCCCGTCAGATCCAGCCCGGTCAGCGTCTTTGCCCTGGCGGAAGATTCCACTGCTTTCCCGTCCAGGGTCTGGGACGCAGGGTCTTTGTTCAGGGTCCAGCTGATCGTCACTTCGTTGACCTTGGTACCCAGCTCCACGGTCCCCACATTGTTCGTTATCCTGGTGATATCGATGGCTGTATATGCCATATCCGCTCTGATTTCCTCGATTTCCTCCTGCAGCTGCGCCCACACGGGAAGCGACGGATCCATAGCGGGATCTCCGGAGGGGTCCGCGCCCCTTTCAATTTGGGGACCTGTGACCATGATCGTAGGTATGGCCAAATTCTTTTCTTCGTCCACACCATAGATGCCAACCATCAGTCTTCGGTTTGCCTGTTCCAAAACCTCGGCGGGGATCGACACAACGCTCTCGACACCGCTCACGATCCGGGATACCATACCGGCCTCGAAAACGGCTGTTTTCTCCAAATTATCCCAGTCAGATGTGAATTCAAATTTTACCTGTTTACCGATCATTCCGGCAGTCAGGGTCTCCTGGACGGACATAACACCGTCCGCGCCTGAAAATTTAAACGTTAGCATTTTCCACCTCCATTAATACATAGCCGCCAACTGATTCACTATAGACAAAAGCCATGGTCTTTCCGTCGGCGATCACGCCGGCGTTGAACTTCGCCGGCAGGCCGAACGCCGCGGTCCCCGGTTCCGTGGCCTTTTGGCCAATCCCCACAGCTTTTGTTTCCCTGTGGAAGCTCAGAAGAAAGAACGCCACCTGAACGGTCCTGTAGATCGAATCGACAGTACCAAAATTATCGGCTGCCTTTACACTGAATTCGTAGGCGAAATCCAATTCGACCGGAACGATCTGCACCGCTCCATCCGGAGTATAATCACCGGACAGGGAAGGGATCTGCACGCTTGTCCAGTCAGAGGAACCTTTTTTCCGATACAGAAGGGTGTATTCCGCACTGTTCCTGCTTCCAAGGGGCGTTATATCGGCCTTAAATACAACAGCGGCATGAATTCCGTCGTCGTCCTGGTTTCCATTCTCGTCGGAGCGGTAGGCTGCCAGGATCGTGACGGTGGGCGCGCTGTAATCCACCACCTCTACAGAAACAGTCGCGGATGTTTTACGGCCCCGGGAATCTGTGGCAGATACCGTAAACGTAATCGTTCCGGTTTTTGGCAGGTCGAACACCATAGAAGGACCGGACACAACATCGGAACCATTCGATATGGAATAGGCCGTGATTTGAGAACCATAGGCCCCTTCACCGGAAACGGTTACCTCTGCCTGGGATTTGCTCTTTATATAGCTGCCATATTTCGCAAAATGACCGTTCTTATCGGTCACCACTGCGGACACCGTCGGGACCACAGATTCCGGGATAGCAAACACTAGGGAAACAGAAGTGCTTCCTATGGCTGTGGAGCCGTCGTAAGTGGTGCATTTGATTTCCACGGTAACCTGTAAGCCCGTTGTGTTTTGCGCTGCCCAGCCGACAGGAGGTGTCCAGGAGACTGTATCTGCCTGCACGCCGCTGGCGATCGTCAGGAAAGCCTTCCCGCAGGCGGCCGTAATGGTGTGCGTGAGAGAGCTGGAATACCGCTTCAGTGTCAGCTTATGAACTGCGCCCAGCGTTCCGGCCGGGCCGCTGATTCCGGACATCGCCGCGCCGGATGTGACCAGCGTGGACGTGTAATTCGTGCGGTATGCCGTGTACCAGCCGAAGGTATCTTCTCCCGGGAAGATCCAGAGGTAATAGGTCTGATTTGGCAGCAGCAGAATGTTTGCGGAACCGGTAAAGGTCATCCAGTCCTCCCCGACAGCAAGCGTTCCGGTGGCTGCGTAATCATAGCCCGCGTTGGCGTGGCTGCCCGGATCCGTGCCAATATAGAATTTGATAGGGATATGAGAGCCGTTCCCCCTGCCGGCGGTATACCAGGTGATATTGACACCTGTCGCGCCTGTGGAAGGAGCGGTAAACTTGATCCGGCAGACACGCCGGGAGCTGCTTTCATAGCCAACGACAGCGGAAGCACCGCTCTTGCCATTCTTGTAGTAGACCCGGTCATTCGTGCTGAGAGATATTGTCGCCACGGTTTACCTCCTTATGATAGATTCAGGTACCCGTCGTCATCCGCGATCCAGCTGTAGCCCTTCATATGCAGCATCTCGATGGTTGCCTGTTTGGCTGTGACGCCGGTTCGGTCAAAGGTCGCGGCCGCATAGCCTGCCACCAGCACATCCACGATACCGGCAGACAGGCGAAGGATCGCTTCGTCATCCTCCCGGCCGATGTACTGGCCATCCGCATCAAAGCGGAAATAGGTTTTGATGCCGTTGATTTCGTCACTGACGGGACGAAGATTGACGATACCGTTATCCAGGTCGATAAAAACAGTCTTGCCGCCGTCAGCGCTCTGGATGGTTCCGGCGGTTACCTGGACTGCCCGGACCATATGGGCAAGGATGCCGTCTTCAAAGGTGGCTCCCATGATGAAGGGCCCGTTGTAGCCGGTCTTGGAAGCGGCAAGGCCTTCATAATTGAACCGCCAGACCTTGACAGCCTGGGCAGGGTCCGGATTGTCCGCGATATACCATTCATCCGGCATTCCGTCGCCGTCGGTGTCCAGCTGCCTGACACAGCCGCCCTTCGCTCCGGTGACCGTTGCGGCAAGGGCAGAAGCGATATACTGCATGGTCGTTACAGTGGGTTTGCTGGCGATCTCCTGCTGCTGTTTGACGATGGTGCTTGCCAGGTTGGATCTGACACTGCCGATGGTAACACTGTCGTAGCGGTCCAGCAGGGGCTTCCAGCGGTACCTGACCACCCGGGCGGCAGTATCCACCTTCAGCTTAGGGAAATATACATGGACGGTATCGCCCAGGAGCACCTGCTCCAGAATGGCGAGATCCTTGTATTCCTCAGTCTGTTCCAAGCGGACGAATTCCACCTTGATGGAAACAGTGGGCGTGCCGATGTCGTTTTCCTTCATGTACCGCTGTGCCCGGGCGCGCAGTAACTCTTCTGCAGGAGGATCCTGCCATTCGGCAGAAAGGTCAAGAGGGTAGATCTTCGTGTGGGTAAATACACCCTCAGCGTGGAGGATCTTCTCCGGAAGTTCCACCAGTGAGCCTTCCTGGCCGTACCAGAAAGGATGCACGCCGGTGTAGCAGTTGGCGATATTGGAATCCTGTTCCAGGGAAGTCAGGTTCTTGCCGTAGCGGATGGAGACGCCGTTATCGGTACCGCGCCGCTCATGGAGCCTGACGGTAAAGCGGTCGAATTCATACTCACCGCCGTAGACATCCAGAATAGACCCTTCTGTGCCGCCCAGCAGCGACCAGATGGACTTGGGTACCAGGACGGTCATATTTGCCCGGGTGGATTTATCCGTCCAGAAATCGAACTCACAGGAGGTCACAGCGCTGGCTTTCATGGTCGTAAGCGCGTCCGCTGCGGAAGCGGCGGTGAAGGGAGAGACGGTGACGCCCATGAGGTCGTAAGCCACATGACGGGCATAAACGGTAACGGTGCCTTTGCTGGTGGGCACGATACGGTAGATCCGGAAGGGCTGCGGCCGGGAAACGGGATCCACGGAAGACAGGATGATGGCCCGGTGGGCGATATCCTCGTAATGGATACCGTCTGCCGGGTATTTCATTTCCAGCTCATAGATACCGTTCAGGGCAGGATCCACAATGACATCGATGGCATCCGACAGGATACCGATGCCGTTGTGGTCAAAGGCCCGTTCGAATTCGTCATAAAGGATAGGCTTCATAGGGTCCACCACCTTGGCGTGATCCGTACGGAGGTGATACCACCGGTCCAGGTGACCGTATTCTCACCGGGCAGCAGTTCCGGGAACTCAGGCGCATAAACGCAGGAATTCTTATTTTCCGGGGCCGCGTCACCTACCTGCCGGTAAGCGTTCATCATCTCACAGTCCAATATTATTTGGTCTTCCAATTCCTTGACCTCCACAGCGGTTTTACCCACGGTCAGGATGCCAGGCCCGGTACCGAACACCTCGATAATAGGTTTTGCGGCAAACCGGGTAGGATTGACGATGAAAGAAGGCTCCAGGTATTCGAAGGGTGCTTCACCGGAGATAAGGAACCGCTGGGGTTTGCAGTCGAAATTGACTGTAAACTTACCTGCTTTTTCCACGACACTTTCAATGGATATCTGTTTTGATATGCGAGCCATACGGAATGTTTCTGGACAGAAGGAATTTTCTAACCGAAAATATCCGGGCGTTGAACTCAGTATTAAAACCGCATCATTAGCTGCTTCACGGAGTGTCTGTGTTTTTCCGGGTAGAATTGCACACTCGTAAGGCAATGACACATTTTTGTATCTGCCATTATCGTGCATGAGGTCACCGGAGCGTCCTGCCACACTATGTGTTTCAACATCTCTCTCAGCAACAATGTGAGGAGGTGCCTTTGTCAGAATCATGTTGTGATCTCTGCTGCATTCACCGCCGAACGTGAATATACCTTCATTTCTCACACAAATACCTCCTCCTCTCTTGCTATTGCAGCTTGAATCTTCTGCATCAGGATTTCTGCCAGTTCGTCCACATCCTGATTTTCTGTAGCGTACACATGAATCGTCAAATTGGTATCACCATAGACACGCCCCGGTGCGGACATCGCAGGAGCAGCGCTGGAAATACTCAGATCCGATTGCAGAGTGTCCGTAGTCAGGGCAGACAGGTCATGCATCGCATCCGTCAGAGGTTTGGTGTTGCTTTCGATACCAATAGCCAGACCGGAGGGGATGAACTTACCAACCTGATCACGCATCACCTTGGAAGGGGATGCAATGCCCAGAAACTTCTTTGCGGCATTCAGCGCAGATTTGGCGGCCTGCTTGGCTGCTTCGATGATGGCACCCACACCCGAGGAAATACCGCTGGCGATACCGCTGATGATATTGGAGCCAATCTCGCCCCAGTCCCAGTCACCGAAAGTGTCAACGATATTCGTAATGATTTCAGGAATGGATGCGATGAGGTCAGGGATGGCAGCAATCAAGCCTGCAGCCAATTCGCCAATCAGCGAAATGCCTGATTCCAGCAAATTGGGGAGGTGGCTTGCGATAGTGGCAAGCATCTGGGCCAAAATACCAACCGCCGACTCAATGACAGCGGGCAAATTAGAAATCAGGCCGGTGGCCAACTGACCAATCAAGGAAATGCCGCTGGCCAGCATATCGGGAAGCATGGAAAGCACGGTGTCGAGCAGCTGATTCATCAGGTCGCCCGCAGTTTCAAGAAAACCGGGAAGGGCTTCCAAAATGCCGTTGGCCATTTCGACCACGATGCTGACACCGCCCTCCAGAATGGACGGAAGCCCGGAAGCCACCGCATCCAGAACAGACTGGACAATGTTGCCATCGGTGCCCAGAATTTCAGCCGCCGCAAGGTCAAGGCTGGATCTTAACCCGTTGATGGTGTCCTGCCCGATCTGGAGCCAGTCCGTGGAAATGATGGCGTTCCCGATAGCTGCCACGATATTCAGGGCCGCTTCGGCCAGATAGGGCAAAGCGGTGATAATGGATGTACCGATGCCGATAACCAAATCAATGCCCTGCTGCAGGAGAGCATCTGCATTGTCAGCGGCGATGTTCAGCCCTTGAATTGCCATGCCGAAAGCACTACTCAGGACGGTCGGCAATTCAGCCAGAATATTTCCAACCATGGGCATCAGATTCCCGGAAATAAAGGTGAACACCGTTTCGCCCAGAACTTCAAGGGACGGGCCAATATCTTCCCCCGTTGCCAAAGCACCAAGGAAATTGCTGTATGCAGACTTCATAGCAGCCAACGACCCCGCAAATGTGGTTGCTGTTTCCGCTGCGGTGTTGCCTGCGAGGCCAAGTTCTGCGGTTCCCTTTGCCAACATTTCAGCTACCGCCTGTTGGTATTCATCAATAGGAACCTCCGTCAGACTTTTATACTGATCTGACAAAAAACCGGCTGCCTGGGCCTGTTCCAAGAATCCCGCAGATGTAGCTGGCAGAATGCCCGAAAACTGGTCTGCGATAGACTGATACGATGAGGTGCTGCGGGTAATCATCGTGAATTTTTCTGACAATATATCCACATTTTTACCCGTACCCGTAGCGTAGTCAGATATGGCTTGCAGTCCCGTCCTGGCCACAGAGTAACCCTTTTCATCACCCATAGTGGCCGAAAAGGTAGCGCCAACATCGTTGATAGTGGCGAGGTATTGATTCGCCGACATATTCAAATCTCTGTAGGCGTTGGCAGCATCAGCCATAATCGTGGCAGTATCCATTTCATCAAAGATTTTTTGGACACCGCCCTTTAATTGTTGCAAATCAGAGCCGCCCATAATGGCATCGGTAAATGCCTTACCAATGCCAGCGGTAACAATGAGGCCCTTGATTTTTCCAACCAAGTTGGAGCCGAAAGATGCACCTGATTCAGCACCAGCCCCGCCAAAATACTGCTTTACTTTAGGTGCAACGCCGTCCATGGATGGCATGATCTGCACATAAGCAGTTGCAATTTGACTTTTAGCCATGGCTCACCCCCGTAATCCTTGCCCATTCAGCCTCAAACGCATCAGCAGTTTCAAAGGCTTCCACCGGGCCGTCCTTCTTTTCTGCGCCCTGGATAACAGAAAAAACAGACTGCGGGCGGTTCACGCCG